AAGATACAAATATATCACCTGTACATTCTGACTCTGTAAAACCTTTTAAATTTGAAGGTAATATATTTAAACCACTGATAAAAAATATAAATGTATCATCTAAACCACCGGCACCATTGGCTGCAGCTGCATTTACTAAAGCTAGAGGAAGTAAAAATGCAAATAATGATACACCAGTATCATCTAATAAAGATACATCAGAACCGGCAAAAACTCAAAAAGAAATGGATGATCATTTAGCAAAATTTGCATCAAGTGGATTTAACGAAAAATGGTCAGAAACTTATAGAGGGTTACAATCTAGATTGAAAAAAGTATCAAATCCAGGGCAAGGTGCACATTGGCTCACAAAATCAATTTATCCTGTGGAGTTGAGTATAACAATAGACGGAGTTAGCGGATTCAGTTTTGGTAATATAGTTACAACAAATTTATTACCGGCGGAATATGTTGCTGCTAAAATGGTTTTCGCTATAACAAAAATAGATCATAAAATAACCCCACATATTTGGGAAACAACTTTACATACAGTTTGTAGATTGGATGCAAATTCTCCAATCGGAACAGCCAGTAGATAACTTGGTATAAAATGGCATTTCGTAAAAAAATATATTATTCCGATACACAGATAACTAAAAATCTTTATACAAAAGGTAAAGAGTGGATGTATTTAGATGATTGGAAAGAATATACCGGATTCTATCACAAATATACAAGTGGAGAAGTTTTTACACAAAAAGAGTGGGATCCTTTTAGATCTAAAAAACTTATAGAGTATATTGATAAAGATGCAAATTATTTGAAATATCTTGATTTGAAACATTATGTAGTTTTACCATCTGGAAAAACAAGAGTTAGTGGCGCAGATAATGATTATTTTAATTATACACCACCAACAGCAGTTCGTAGACAACCAACTGGTGACGAACTAAAAGATGGTATTATGAAACGATACTTTGTCTATAAAAGAAATGAACCAAATAGAGTATTTTTTGAAATAGACCAAAAACAATCAAAAACATATAATTTAAGAAATGAGGGAATAAACGAATTTATTTATGGTTTACTTGAAATAAATTGGAAAATTACGGGTGTTGAATTTGATGTTTATGATAGTAACAATATACTAATTCAAGCGGGAATAGTAGATACTAACCGAAGAATTGTTTTGCGAAATTCAAAAAAATTTCCTATATTAGCAAAGTTATTGACTAATTATAGAGAATTTTCAAAATATGATGGTTACAAATAAACCTTCGGTTTGCATTCCAATTACAAGCAATCCAAACAAACACCCGTCTGCAGTTTGCATTATAGGTATGTATTTTCTTTTTATCAATGGAGAGGAACAATACATAAATTTTACACATCCAGATGAAATGGATGCAGATATTCCTTTGAATGAAATAAAACTACACCCGAAAACTATTATATTCAATAAAAAGATACTGTCATATAAAGGTATCAACGATGGAATTGATTTAAATTCATATCTACATTATCATATATCAGACCACATCAATCCAAAAGAATTTTATCCGAAAGGAATGGAAACACTTGCAAATAAATTTTACAAGATAGAAGATTTAGGTCATGTGATACCACTTTCAAAGCAGTTGGAGTGGGCGAGAAGAATTGCAAGATATGTTATTAAAATTTACGAAGATAATCCAATTACTCAAAGTTGTATAGACTATTGTAATGATTTCATAAATGTGTTCCATGAAATAGAAAAGAACGATATTCTTGTTGGTGACGAATGGAAGAAACAAAATTATATGTGGTATACTGCAACAGGTAGACCGAGTAATGCTTGGGATGGTTTTAATTTTTCTGCAATGAATAAAAAAGATGGAAGTAGAGATAAAATTTGTTCAAGATTTGAAGGTGGGAAAATAGTTCAATTTGATTATGATGCATTTCACATAAAACTATTGGCAAAGATATTAGACTATAAGTTTGAATATCACCCATACGAACAAATACGAAATGATTTGGGAATGGATATGGATTATGACCAATTCAAAGGTAAAGTATTCCAAAACATATACGGAACAATAACTCCTGAATTTATGAACCATACATTTTTCCGTTCTGTTCAGGCACTTATAGATGAATTATATGAACGGTATCAAAATGATGGCGTGGTAAAATCTTGGTTTTACGAAAAAATTTTCAGAGACATTCAAGATGCAACACCAAACAAAGTATTCAACTATGTGCTTCAATCGTTGGAAACTGAATATAATGTTCGTAAGATAAAGAGCATTCTACCACATTTGCAGAATAAGAAGTCTGTGTTTATGATGTATCTTTATGATGCATTTATCTTCGATATTCATCCGGATGAAATGCATTTAATTGATACTTTGCAATCTGCATTTGAGACTGATAATATGTCAATAAAAATTTACGTTGGTGATGATTTTGGTCACATTAAACAAATTTAAGATGATATTTATATGAAGTATAACAATTTACAAGAATAGAGAGAGAGGTATTGAAGACACAATTAGTATGCACATTTACCCGCAAGCATCAAGTTGAAGAAACAATTGACGATATAAAACAAAATTTTTCTATATTAAATAATAAAATATTTCATTTCAAATCATTCGATACTCGCGAAGATGCTATATTGTCCTATAATATAGTAATGGACACCTACAAAAAATTCTTACCAAATTCAATAATGGTTCATCAAAAAAGAGAAACAAATACGATTTATACAATAAATGCTCTTAATGAATTGATAATGAACTTGAACAACGGTATTCTTGATAAAAAATATCCGATTGAATGGGAACGATATAAAAATTGTGCTTTATTAAAAAATAAAGAAGGATTTAGAGTTGTTAAGATATATTTGGTTAGAGTATATTCTATTTAATACATATTTATTATATGTAACATTTTGTAATAAAAAAAGATAATATAATGCAAAAGAAACAATTTCAAAATATAGTAGACACAGTTTCTAGTAAATTAGCTAAAAAAATACTAGAATCAACGGAAGTATTTGAAGCAACCGGATTTGATTCTATTTTTGAAGAATTGAAAATCAAATTAAAAAATATAACAATATTACCGGATAATGTTATTGATGCCAGTATGTATAAAGAACATGAAATAATAAATGTATTGAAATCCATGGGATATGAATACAAAAAACCAATGTCCGGAAAATTACACTTCTTCAATAAAAAAACAAGTATTAGTGTATATTTGATACAAAATGGTTTAAAAATAACATTAATGCCGTGAGATAATACCATGAAAAAAAACAAAATATCAGAATCAATTGAATCATCGGCCATTAGTCCATTGAGTTATATTATATTGATAGACGCATCTAAATCAATAGGAAAAGTTAAAAGCTATCTTCGTATGATTTTTCCATCTGATAATCCCGATGTAATAAAATCTTGGTTTAAAAAATTGATAAATTCGGAATTTTATGGTGAAAATAAGGATAAATTGGAATCACTTTCTTCTAGATTTTTTGGAAATCCACAATTAACTTCATTGGTGATTACATTAAATAAAATAAAAAAAATGCCCTATACTGAAAGTGAAAAGGAACAACATGAAAAAGACATTCAAAAATTGATTGAAAAAATATCATTATACATAAAAAGACGATTAACAGATATTGATGTTGAAATACTCGACCAATTATCTTCTGAAATAAATCATGTTGCAGAAAAAATATCAGAAAAAATGAACTCTGATGTTGAATCGTTAATGTCAGTAGAAGTTGAAGAACCGCCAGTTGAAGAAAAGCCAGAAGAAAAAAAAGTGTCTGAAAGGATGCGTAATAAATTGAAGAAAAAAATAAAAGAAATAGTCCGAACAAATTTGATTAATGCGAAATACAGATGATAAAACTATCAGATATATTAAAAGAAATTGAAATAGAAAAGGGTGCGTTTCATGGTTTCGGAATGAAACCAAAAGATATGAGAGTTGATGCATGTAATGTAGAATGGACGGATCCTGAACAAGACACAGGATGTCCTGCATTTTCTGACTCAACCTCCATAACAAACGAAGACATTGATAAGGCCATTTTATATCTAAATGAAGAAATGCCTAAAACATTAATTGCCTATTCACGCGGTGGAGCAATACTTCTTCAGGCATTGTCAATGGGTGCTAAAAAACCAGATACCGTTTATCTCGTTGCTCCTGCATGGAATAGACAATGGCCAACTGTAACATTGACTGGTTCGGAAGTTAGTGGAAATGGGGCAATTATTCACGGTGGTAGTGATAATATAGTTCCATTGAAACATTCTGTAATGTTGGCAAAAGAAAGTGGTATGTCTCTATATGTTTTTCCTGGTGCAAATCATGTAAACATATTAAAAAATAAAGACAATCCAACATCAGGAAAGTGGATTAAAGACGTTAGAAGTGCTAAGGCATTTCATATAATGTCTGTTCTTCCAGATTGGGGTAAAACAGGTCAAGCATCTGCGGAAGAACTAAAAATACAAGAAGAATTTGTTAATACAATTTAGAGAGATTATTTATGAAAAATTCATTAAAGTCCTTGGCAAACGAGGTTAAAATTGGATTGATTGAGGACAAGGGAACGAACATACTAAAATCAATTCTGAAAAAAGATTACAAACAGTTTATAGTAGCTTTGGGTAAACATATAAAGGATCCAAAGTTTGTTTCCGCAATAGAATCACTATCGGACAAACTTCCGGTTAATACTGCTAAGATGACACCAAAATGTTCAGATTTAAGACCAACTCAAAATGAAGTTGTTTTAGATAATTCTTTAAGTTACCCCATGAAGGACCCAGCAAGTGCTGAGGCCAATTTGAAAGGCGGTGTTGTTGCTCCAGGTGGCAGAAGTATAGTAACCGGCGGTGGCGGTAAATTTATTATAGATGGACACCATAGATGGTCGCAAGTTTTTTGTTTGAATCCTGATGCTCAAATACAGGCAATAGATTTGGGACAAATCACTGATCCAACAGACGCATTAAAAGCAACTCAACTTGGTATTGCTGCTCAACTTGGTAAAGTTCCAATTGCAAAAGGTGGTGGTGTCAATTTGTTTACAATAGATGAAGGAACTCTGAAAAAATATGTTATTGAAAAAATACAGGATCCAGTAGTTGAAGTATTCAAAAAATATGGAAAAGGCGAAACCAAAGAAGAAATCGCCAACTATATTTGGGGTAATGTTAAGAAGTTGAAAACAGATAACAAACCACTTGATCCAAAGCCAAACAGAGAAAAGATGCCACAGACAGACGATGCTCCAGAATGGGTGGATCAAACATTTAATGTTGAAAAATTACCAGAATCAGTTGTTCGCAGACTTAAACATCTTATGAAATACAATAAATGATAAAATGGGGAATCTTCGGATTCCCCATATTTATTTATAGAAATAAAAAAATTGCTTGCTTATTAAACATTAAATTATTATATTAGTATTGTTCTATTAGACATAGCATTCTTTTAGTAACGATTAAACATTATTTATTACACATTTGGAGAAACATCATGGGTATCAACCTCGATGCAATCAAGAGTCGTTTGAACTCTCTAAAAAACACAAACAATCGCACATCTAACATTTGGAAACCCGATCCGGGTGAAACCCAAATCAGAATTGTTCCCTACATCCACAACAGAGAAAATCCATTCATCGAATTGTATTTCCATTACAATTTGGGTAAGAGGTCTATTCTTTCTCCCGCATCATTTGGTCGTCCTGATCCAGTGGTTGAGTTTGCAGAAAAACTTAAACAAACTGGTGATAAAGAAGATTGGGTAATGGGTAGAAAATTGGAACCCAAAATGCGTATCTATGTTCCTGTTATTGTTCGTGGTCAAGAAAATGAAGGTGTAAAGTTTTGGGGATTTGGTAAACAAATCTATGAAGAACTGCTTGCTTTCTTTGTTGATCCCGATTACGGTGATTTGTCTGATCCAAAATCTGGTCGTGACATTGTTGTTACCGTTAAGTCACCAGAAGAAGCCGGTAAGACTTATGCAGAAACAAGTATTCGTGTTAAACCAAAAGAAACACCTATTACAGAAAGTGCAGATGTTCTTGAAAAGATTAAGTCTCAACCACAAATTACAGAATTGTATCCAGAACCATCGTATGATGATTTGAAGATTCAATTGCAAACTTGGATGGG